CAAGAAAAGCTCGCGTTCTGCCGCCCTGCGGTTGACCAGGCCGGGCAATACTTCACTACCAGCACGAACCCACCGACCGAATTCGTTAGCAGCACCGGCATAATCTCCGGCGTTCAACTTCTTCAGCAGCGTCGATTTAACGAAGTTGCCAGATCCGAGGTTGAACACGAATGACACCAGAGCATCAAACTGCCCCTGGCTTAGATTAACTTTCACGCTTGAGCTAACAGTAAGCTCCGCAACCTGCAAATCTTCTCGCAAATATTTATCTGCCTGCTGCCCGGTAATAACATCGCCCATTTTGACGCCATGCGTGTGTCCGTAGCCGCATGTCGGAATGCCTACACTGTCGCGGTACGCCTCCAGCCTGCAACCCTCAAAGCCCTTTACAAGCTCAATGCCTTTATTGCTGATTTGCATCGTCTACCCCGGCCTTTTTGTTGATGACGCGCTTAATGAATGCGCCGATTGTTTCTGTGCCGACATAGCCAATAAATACGCTTGAAATGTAAGCCAGGTTTGAGTTGAGGCCGAACACGTCGAGCAGGTCACGCACGAACCATGCGATCATTGCGCACATCAGCGCATCGATAATCGTTTTGGTAAACGTGCTGCCGTTATACCTGCCGCGTAGCCCGGCCATCAGGAATGCCAGCAATGCGCCAATACCCTGCTCTTTCGCAGATAAGAGCGCCGTTAGCACATCGTGTTTGTCGTTCATTTTCATATCCCACCCCCGGCCGCGCCGTGGTGCTGTTTTGTGTATAGGAATGCGCTCCCCGAACTAACAGGAGAGTATTGAGGGTGATTCGGGGGCGCAAAATAGATAAGTATAAAGTAAAACGCTTTACATTTATTATAAAGTGTTTTACTATACATTCATCGAAACGAACAGAGGCTTACTAAATGAAACTATTCCACGGCTCATACAACAGCACCGCTCCAGAGATAAAAGTCGGTGCTTTCGCTATGTCCGGTGACAACGTTTTTGATGGCCTGTTTACATCTTCTGACATTGAAATTGCTGGGTCTCACGGTGATTTTGTTCACAGTTACGAAGTGGATAATATCGCCGAAAGCTCTGATCTTAATGACAGAATTGATGAGGTGGTTACATTTCTTGCTGATGAGCTAGGTATCGATGCAGAAGAAGCTGCGGAGATTGCGGAGGCGATAGCAGAAGATGAATGCGACGACTCTTTTTCTCATCTTGTGTCTCCTCGATCTTGCACTGAAAATGCATCATGGGAAATGCAGCGCCTGCGTGGTCGTGTTGCTGCTCACTTGGGTTTTGATGCAGTAGAAATGAATGATGAGCACGGAACATCTTACCTGATCGTTAATCAAAAAATTACGGCGGTATAAAATGCCATTACTCGAATACATAAATGCAAATTTTTCTGGCAGCCAGGTCGAATTTGCAAAATATCTTGATGTTAAGCCGCAACAGATTACACAATGGATCGGCAAGGATTTTATCGTCGTTGACGGAATCCTTTACAGCCCCCGAAGATCAATTCGATGATAAAGAAACGTCTAATTGCATTAAAAATCTTCAGGCAGGGATAATATTTATGAAAAGAAACAAATTAAAAATTGCTTACATCAGCGCAGTTAAAGAATCAAAAATACCAAAAGCAACCTTAATTGCGCTTCATGATGTAAATGAAAACATTCTTGATAAGTGGCTTTATGTTAAAGATCGCTATCCTGACTTTCAGGCATGTTGGGAGCTGCATCTTTTCATAAAACAGAATGATTTATCTGAATCGAAAATACTGAATTCCATCATTCAGGAATCAATTGACAGAGTGCAATTTGCCAGCCCAGAACCCATTAAGATAAGTATAATTTCTGAATCTAACGAAATTCTTCTGAGGGAAATGGAAAAACGCAAACCTCAGCCATTCAAACCATCCAGCCAAGAACCAAATGGCAGGGAGAGGTTCTATATTTTTGAGGGTAAACACGCGACAACAAGCGAACTGGCAAAATACTTTAACAAAGACCCACAAAGCATCCGTTACTATGCCAGAAAAAACAAGTTGCGCAGCGGGGATAAAATAGACGGAATTCGTAATTACTTTGAGGTTGAAGTAAACCCATATACATACTCAATAAAAGGGAAGCAATACACTAAAAGAGAGATCGCCCTTGTCTTTAACAGGCATTATCAAACGATTCACTCATACATTACTAAACACAATATAAAACCAGGCGAAAGCGTTGATAACATATTAAAACCAAGAAAGGAACATTTTTACATTTATAACGGAGTGAGTTTAACTATCAACGAAATCTCCGCTATGAAGCAAATGAGATATGAGACAGTTCACTATAGAATTAAAACCAACAAAAAGAAGCCAGGAGACAATGTTACTGATATTATTGACAAGCCACTCGGAAGAGGGATTACCAGCAAAAACCGTTGAGTAGAAAGCAAAAAGCCCCGCACGGATGCGAGGCTTGTAATTGGTGGAACCCGCTGGAATCGAACCAGTTCCTGAGGTTTTTCAGACATCCGCGCGAACCACCTACGCCAGAGTTCCATGCTTAGTACGTGTGGTGGCCGGTGCTGATCTCCGGCTTTGAGTCACAACGGGGGCCGCAACCGACTAAATCGGCTTTGTCTTGCCTGACTCCCGACCTTTTCAGGTCTGGTTTGGCGCATCAGCCTGCGCATTCACCACAACAGAAGAGAGCACTGCATGGCGTTACCCTTACGGATTCCTTATCGGGTGTAGTCAATGCTCTCATCTGTTGTGCAGAACGAAAAAGCCGCCGCAGTATTCTATGAACACTTACTGCAGCATATACCTATATAGTGGCTAAATGGCTAAGTGCGCTTATCTGTTGTGTGCTCGTCTTTCCGGGCTGTCACGATTCTGTTTGCGCCTGCCGCTGGCGTAGGATTATCTATTATGCTTTTCTTTTAAACTTTTCTTAAAGGCATCCATCTTTTTTTCTACTTCATCTTCTGTGAAGTAAACAGACTCACCTCGCTCTGCCTTGTCCATTGCTTTTACTACCTGCTCTTTCAACCACTTTTCATGATCAGTCATATAATCACCACATGGGGTAATAGCTATTGATTGGAAATTGAAAAGCCCCGGCGATTAACCGAGGCTTATTCTTCTATTCACCGTAACAACTTCACGGATTTATAGTGTTAGAGAAGTATAAGCGCAGTTTCGGGAAAAGTAAATAGATCACTATAAATTAATGAGCTATTTTCTATCGCGCTATACAGTTACTTTGTGCAACGCCGCATTGGCCCAACTCTCCTCAATTTCCAATTTCTGCGCCAGGCCGTCATAAAATGGCTTAACGCTCTTTTTCCATGTGTCGAGTGAAACAGAATCCGTCAGCTGGCTCACAGCCCGATAAACGACTGTTGACGCTATTCGTTCAAAACCACGCCCCCCGCACCGCTTGCAGTCACACCATACTGGCTCTCCTGCCTCCTCTGTCATTTCCCTGTTCATTGCCTTACCTCGCCCTTTGCAGTCGTCACACGCCGTTGAGAGGGTTCCTTTCCCTTTGCATGTCTTGCACATAACCCGGACAATTTCGCGGCGCTCTTTAGCCACATTGCACGCAAGACGGGAATCAACCCGCACCACGCCCGTAAACTCTGCTGGGCGCTCGTTGCCAAATGCCGATTTCATCGTGAACACCTCGGCATCAATGAACCCCTCGCCGTTACAGCATTCACACGGTTTTTTGCTGTCTGCGCTGCGGCAGTAATCAGCAAAAGCGAAATTTGCGAGTGTTTGCATAACGACTGGCTTAATATCAGCATCGAGTTTGCGAAGGGCTGCAACCCGGTCGCATGTTTGTAGTGCATAATCAGTTAACAACGATACGGCTCTGATGGAGTCGTATTTACTCACCCCAACTTTACCCATGAACGCACAGAACCCCATCGGCGCTATTGCCTGCACCATGCCTATTGCCGCCATGTTATCCGTGCCTGTTAGTGCGTCAGAGGCTGTAGCGCGGGGCGAATCGGTTATTTGCGTTGACTTCGGGAAGTGGTACTTCACTGTTGATTCTAGTCTCATGCAGCCCACCGAATAATGTCGAAATCGTCCAAGTACAAACCGCCAAAACTATAAACAACCCCATCCCGTATATTTTCCAGTGTGCAGAATGGGAAATAGTTCAGAAAAAATTCAGCCGCCTTATCTGCCTCGCTTAGAATCTCTGAGCTGTTATTTGGACGCATGACGAAAATGACATCCTGGAAGATTGCTGCTGTCTCGCACGGAAAATTAATCTTGCTCATGCCTGACCCCTAATTTTGTGGCTGTAGTGCTGGAGTAATCGATAATCGAACGGGAACGAGTCTTTCGTTTTGTATGCTCTAAGAAATTTCCAGTTGCTGCGTAGGTATTCAGTCACGTCATGCCCCCTATTTCTGTTATCACTACCTCTAGCGAGCCACCTTTAACTCTTTCGCCGCGAATTATTCTGAAATCGTCAATCTGCTCGTCGTCACACATGAACCCTGCGTGGGTCAGCGAGTCAAAAGGAGCTTTGAGCATGTTGTCGAGGTCGCGTCGGCGTTTGTCTGGCGGGTTAGCGGTGATTTTAAATTTCAGTCTTGCGAGGGTTTTAATATCAAGGTTTTTACTTCGGATTAGGTTAATAACGTTCTGTCTGTATTTCTCGCCTTTTTCACTGATGTAGTTTTTACCCCTTCCGTGCCGGTAATGTGTATTGTTTGACGGGGGCCAGGGTAAAGTTATTCGATACTCGTTCATGTTTTTATCAACCCCTCCCGCAGCCAGATAACCTGCGTTCTCATTACGCCCTCGGCGTGCATAAGCGTGAGTTCGTCGTGTGTATATGCGGTTTTAGTGCGCCCATCTATGGCGTCATGACAGCAATTGCAGGATATAGCGCCCAACAGGTCTGGCGGCTTCATCCCGGTTCCACATGTTCCAGCCAGTCGCATATGCGCCAGGCATGATGTTTCGGGGTTGTGATTGCATATGCCGGGAATTCGTATCTCGCACTCTCTGCCCCGTGCTGATTTTCGCAAATTAGCCATCATCTTCCTCCATCAATCCGTTCGGGTCGGTCATGTCGTAATAGTCAGCGCACTCGCTACATAGTTCAGCGCCGGGTTCTGGCTGGCTGCCGCAGATACAGCTAGTCGTCACTGCGCAGCCCTCGCCCTTTTAAGATGCGTGTCGAGCAGTGCTATTTTGCTACTCACGCCAAACCCCGCTTTCCCCCTTGCAATTTTGTACAGGGAATAACCAAAATAGTTCTTCGTATCTTTTTTGATGATATCCCCAGCTAAAGCCATGCTGCCGATTTTTGAGCTAACCGACCTTTTCTGTAGCCCTGTCAATTTCGCAATTTCTTGTGAAGTCATCCAGACCATGCCATCCATCGCGTTGATGATTGCTATTTTCATTTTGCTCACGCTGCCCTCCTGATTAGTTTTTCGCCAAACGCCATAAGTTCGCCTTTATCGATCGCTTTCATCTCGCAACGAGTGCGGGGCCACGGATGCCAGATAATGAGCATTTGACCCTTGCTGTTGCCCGCCTCGGCCTTTCCAGTTTTTGCGCTTAGAAACGCCAGTCTGCCGCCAGTTATAAACCTGACTTCGTGCGCCGTTTCTATCGCCTCTTTGAACCAGCCCACGGACGTGTCAGCATTTAACAGTGCGACACAGCCAACCCCGTTATTTCGATTCTCTGCTGCTGCTTTCTGCAAAAAAGGCCCCGGCTTGCTATACGGTGGGTTAAGCCACACATAGCCCGTATAATCCGGCATCAGCTCATACCATTCAGTCGTTAGCGTGTTCATATGCTCGTCTACATAGCGCGTACACACTGAGTTATCTGCTCCTGCTGCTGCGTCAAGAACAAAGCAAAACTCTGCATTGAGCGCCTGGAATATCTCTGGTGGTGTTCGCCAGCGGTCTTTGCAGTCTGCGGGGGTGTTAGATTTTTCTGTCACGCCACCCTCCCAAAATAATCGTTCCCGTACCGAACCTCGCGCAGCTGTACGCCGTTACCCACGGCCCACGCAGTTGAATACTCAATCAAACTAGCCATTCGCTTAATTCCCATTTTTGCCGTCGATTCTCTGATGTTGCAGAACTCCCCTTCCAGCCCCGGAACCACGTCAGCGCCCAGCCCGGTAGCCATCGCATGGCCGGAAACAAACAGCGTTTTCCACTGCGCAAGGGTGCGGGGCTTCTCAAGCCAAGTGGCCTGTTTAGCGGCATCGCCGCACAGTGCGTGGAATAAGCTGTTTTGCAGAAGTGAGCGGTCGTAATCGGTAATGCGGATGGTTAGCGGGTGATGGTCGTCGAGGGGTAGTTTGTTAATTTCAGCTATCAGGTTTCGTCGTGCCTGCTCATTCCGCAGAAAGAACGTCTGTTTCTCCATCACCTTTCCCCGCTTCATTCAGGCCGAAGTGTTTGCGCCATAAGGCATCCATGACATACCCTGGCGTCGAAATATGGTCATTGTTCCACGATTCCATATTCCTCTTCATCTCCAAGATATCTATCTCGATCGCAGAGCGCGATGCCAGCCATGCCTCCCATTGTTTATCAATGTATTCATCGCCATATCCTTCGCTATCTCTTAGATACTCCCATCCATCAAGAGGTGCGCTTACCCCATTTTGACCATCCCACCACGCCTCAAACTCACGCCTGCTTTTATCTGTCATATAGCCTCCGTTATACTTAGTAGCACGTAGCCCGGCAAATAAGCGCCAACGTCTGCCACGTGCGTTATGACCCTCTCACAACCATCACCCGTGTAATCACCATTCCACTCCATCAGAATTAGCGTATCGCCAGCTGCATATCCTCGATCGTTCCTACGAAGTTCTGCGCGCTTTATGCCAGCGAGAACCGGGAAAAAATGCTCTGATAAAATTTTTAGTTCGTGAGTTGCTGGAGTAGCCCTGTATTTATCTGTCATGACTTGTCGTCCTCGCGATAGATAACCATCGTCAGCCCACTATTTGTTTTCACTCGGATAGTGCTGCCATCACTAATATCATCCAGCCCGAAAGCATCAAAAAGTTCATATACTGCTTTCTGCTTGCGGCTATCTTTTTTGCGTTTTACCCAGCTCTTTAGAAGCAGGCCAGTAAGCCACTCGCCAGCTTTAAATGTGATATACACATAACCGGATATTGCCAGCCCTGCGTTTAAATACTCATTAATGCTCATCACCTATCCCCACTTTCACCCATAAAAAAAGGGCCACTAAAATCAGCAGGCCCACGGTTAGCTCGTATATGTATGATGTTTGCATTATCTCCTCACTGACACATCGAACATCGGCATATCAAAACTAGGCTCTAGCGGACTCCACCAATACGTATCATCTGTGTCCCTGAAAAGGTCGTCAGCAGTAGATAAGTCGTGGAGAATAAACTTTATTGCCAGCCTCGGAAGACTTTTTGCTGTTAGCGGCTCCCCGTTGCTATCGCGTAGACAGTCAAAATCAGCGCCAAGCTGCTCACAGACGTCGATGATATTCTTCCCTGTAATTTCACTTCGCGGCTTGCTTGCGATTAACCGTTTAGAGCTTCCACCCTCATTCACCTGCCAGCACAGGGTTAGCCCATCAATTTTTAATGTGTGGCTGTAAATCTTCATCTCTCACCTTCCTGCATCATCAAATACACTATCATCGCGGCACGTAGTGGGTTTTTGTGAATGACTCGGTACGTGTCGCATTCTGACGTTACGCACCAGTCGCTGGCGTAAATCGGGTCAACGTGCATCCGATGCTCTAAAATTATCGGCCAGGCATCTACTGGTTCGCTGCACGGGTCAAACTCAATTTCATCGAAATCAATTCCTATGTATGCCGGAGCACAAGCAGGCACTAGTTCGTAGGGTTGGCCGTCTTCATTGAACAAAAATCTATTAGGGAATCTCTTTGCAATCGCAGCATTGATCTGCTGGTCACTTAGTTTGCTGTAGTCCATCAATTGCCTCCCTGCATCATCAAATACACTATCATCGCGGCACGGAATGGTTTGTCGTCATCTTGTTGGTGTGAGACTCCCCATTCATTGATGCCCCGCCATTTTCCGTTGTGTAGTTTTCGCAATGAAATACCACTGCTAACAATAATCGGCCATGCGTCTGCGGGGTTGTTGCAATAGTTTTTTTGCTCATTTCTTGCCAGGAGATAATCACTGATGCAAATTGATCTTCCAACTTCGCAGTTAATTTCATAATCACTTAGTTTGCTGTAGTCCATCACTCACCGCCCTCTGCTTCTGCATAGCTGCCGTACCACCAACCGTCTTCATCCAGCGCTAATGCTATTCTTTCCGAGCCAATCTCATCAAGCACGCGCCGAGAGCATGAAAACTGACCAGTTTTCGCATTTACACGAAACCCTTCTGGGTGCTCACCGATACGGAGCATCTTTCCAACAAAATCTATTTCTATATCAATTCGCTTTCCAAGAAATGGTGTGTTTTTAGTTAAGCGCCCACCACACGAGCCTCCAGTTGACTTCCTAAGCCTCAAGTAAGGGCCTCCCACTCTTCTTTTACTTCCGCTAACCTGCGATACAAATGCCACGTTATTTCTCCCCTCTGGCTGGCTGTGCGGCCCTGAATATCCGCACTTTCCTGACCTGTAATCGCCTGGCTGTAGCCATGTCGTCCAACGCATAAACCACCTCCATTCTAGCCGCCTCGACCTGCTTATTCTGATAAGCAAGGGAATCGAATCTCTGACGCCAGCGCCTATCAGTAGACAGGCGGTCAATAACTTCGTAGTCTTCGATTGTAACTTTCATGATTTCACCTTCCCGGCCTCAAATTGTGATTTCAGCGGAAGGTAAACCGCCCAGTGTACAAACGGGATAAACGCCGTGAAAAATTTATCGTATGTGTCCTCTCGGTATCCTGTAACCTCGTCAATGATAGCCTCCAGCCCGTTACGTGGTTGTCGCGGTAAATCAACTTCGTACAGTCGGCAGAAGTTTGAAACTAGCTCTGGCTCTTGCAAACAATTTTCCAGGCAGTGGCTAAATGCCGGGTCTGTCAGCAGGTCGTGAATCACTTCCTGCGGTAGTCGCGTATCAGTCATAAAAACGCCTCATATCCATCGTCACGCGCCAGTGAGTCGCAATAAATGGCCCATTCGTCATAGAAAACCCCGTTGAAATCACAGCCAGGCATCTAATCCTCGGAGTGCCACTCAGCGTAAATCGCAGCGAACGTGTTAGCCGGTAGTCGGCATAACAGGTCATAACGTGCGTCTGATTCCCGCCGTTCCTGTTCGCGCACCTGATCTTTAATCCATTCTCCTAGCATCAAAAGCCACCTTCTCTCTCTGTTTTTTAACAGTCCATATCCAGTCCACTATGACTGCGTGGCAACTGGCGCAAGTCGAGCGGATCTAAGCCAGATAGCGCACTGCTGAAGTAGTAGGTCTTTTCAGAGCCAGGAACATGCCGTGACTTTGTGCAGATGATTTCAGTGACGCCTTTCATCTCTGTCTGCGGGTTGTACTTCTCGTCGCGATAAACCATGAAAATCACATCAGCTTCCTGCTCGATTACGCCCGACTCACGTAAGTCGGCATTGCACGGTCGCTTGTTTGCACGCTGCTCCAAATTACGGTTCAACTGAGACAATGCTATAACCGGGCAGCGTAACTCTTTCGCCAGATTCTTCAGTCCTGTTGCGATCTCACCTACCGACTGATTCATATTCTCTGGGTTGGTCATTTTCATCTTTTGCAGATAGTCGATGATGATCACGCCGAGTCCGCCAGTCTGCTTATGCATACGTCGTGCTTCTGCACGTATCTGATGAACGCTAAGTGATGTTTTATCGTTGATGTGGATTGGAGCCTGCTGGAACTCAAGAAGCGCGTTGCTAAGCTTCGCCCAGGCCACGTCACTGCTGCTAGGCCCACTGTCACCAAGAAGCTGCTCCTTGCTTATCCGCGCACGGTGGTAAGCAATGCGTTGTGAAATTTGTTCAATTGGCATTTCAAGGCTAAAGAAAAGTACAGGCTTTTTACTATGGAGGGCCACGCACTCGGTTACGGTGGTGCTTAGCATGGTTTTTCCCATGCCGGGGCGACCACCAACCACGATGAAATCCGTGTTATTAAAGCCACCGAATGCGTTATCGATAGTTTCCATACCAAGCTGCGTTCTATGCTTCCAAATATCACCGTTGATAATCGACTCAATTTCGTTAATTGAGATATCGATCCCGTCCATGATGTGCCTGGTGCCAACATCCTGCTGGGTTTCAATAGCACCTACATCGGACTGAATCCCGCCAATGATATCGATCAGGGGGGTAACGCCTGGCTCGTTGATGCGTTCAAGTGAAGAGCTAAGAACGCTCACAACTCTGCGAGCAAGAGCAAGCTCTTTCATCTTCGCGGAGTAAGCGGGTAGGTTTCTCGCCAGCGGCGTGTTTTTAGTAATTTCTCCGAGATAACTAAAGCCACCTGTTAGCTTAATTTCTCCAGTTTGTTCAAGGTCAGCAGTAACAGTCAGAAGGTCTATTTTCGCATTGACGTGATTAAGCCTTTTGATGCTGTTAAATACGATCCGGTGCGCCGCGCTGGTGAAATCGTCAGACACCAGACCTTCTATCGCATCCATCGCCATTTCTGAATTTACAGCATCTGACGACAGGAGCATGATTGAGCCGAGTACGCTTTGTTCTACGTAAAAATCCGAGTAAGTTTTCACTGCCCTGCCTCCTGCCGTGCTGCTTTGTATTCGCGCCTTACCTGCTCGTAAACCTTCGCCCAGTTCCGGTTATCGAGTATCCAGTCCAGGGTAAGCCAGTATTTTTCGTGTATTCCATCCACAAGCGTGGACTTGCGGATCAGGTTGAAAATCGTGTCTATGTGCTTATCTTCACGCCATGCCCCCTGGCTTGTTTTTGCATTCCAGATCCGCTCAAGCCCCTTGTAAGCCGGGCGATATTTATTCCACTCATGCAGCTCAACAGCCCGTTCGGGAAATTTCTGATTCCATAGTGCTATGAGTTTTTCATGCGGGCATGGCTCTGGGTTGCGGTCAGTTCCTTCGTTCCACTTGAGCGCACTGGATAGATAATTATCGAACCGGGTCATTCGGCAGATGTTGTTTATCGACGGCTTGTGGCCCCAGACAGAAGCCGCCCACAGGGTGACAAGCTTCACTTCATCAGCGGTGTAGCAGATTCCTTTCGCTTTGACCGTGTTGAGCGCTTTTTCAAAACAGGTTGTGGCAGAGCACCGGCTGTTTGTGATTTCGTTGTAATAATCGAGACATTCCTGAGCGAGAGATTCCATCCCCCCTAGGGGGGTTAGGGGGGTGTTTTCTTTTATATTTTGAGAAGTATCTTTTGTGTGTACCGTTTTGGTAACACGTTGAGTTACCAGCTTGGTAACATTATTTGTTACCTCTTTGGTAACAAAGTTATCAAATTGGGAACAGTCAGGTATTTTCCATTCAGATATGTTTTTGTTAGGGCCAATCTGACCCTTTGATTTCAGTAGAACACCCATCTCAATGAGTTGGTTTTTAGCGATATTTGCTTTAGACCTGCTTATTCTGCAAAGGCTGGCTAGCTGGATGTCAGCAATGCGATCCATCTTCTTTTTGAAGCCATATGTTTTCCGACAAACAGCATGTGCAATCTTCTGCTGGTTCTTCGTTAAGTTAGCTCCAATAAGCTCCTCATACAGCTCCATAGCCAGCATGATAAAGCCATCATCGGTGTCTGCCACTCTTCGCTCCATGCCCTTCGGCTTAGGGCGGTAATCTGACAATTTTTCAACGACTGACATCGCCCTTCTCCTTCGCTTTGTGTTCTTCGAGAATCTGGCGCAACTTGTCACCAGTCACCTGCGATACGCCGCGAAAATAGTCGAGTCTGGCGAGGTTTTTATGTAATGTTTTCTGGCCTGAAACGTGCTTTCTCATGTATAATTACTCCTGTCGGTTGTTAGAACTCGATAGTGATTTGTGAATCAGCCTCTGTTACCGCAGGGGCTTTTTTATTACCTACCGCCTGATAAACCCCCTGCAATGCTCTTCCAAGTGGGCTTACCTCTACTGCCATGCGTGCGATACAAAACACTGTTGCGATATCTCGCCAGTTCATTCGACTTACTTTCGATTCGTGCCATCCGGCCATGTCTGCAAACGTTCTGCCAGTAAGCTGTGATAGCGTGATGAGTAAGTCTGTCTCTGCGCGATCAATCTCGCGCTGTGTCGGTTTGCTGTAGTTTGCATGTTCCATATCGTATAGTTTCCATGTTGAAATTTAGTTGTGTGGGTATCAGCCACATTGTTAGTTGTGTTTATCGTGCACCATTGACAGTCAACCTTGACCACGCCGGGCACCCGACCGTATACCGGGCCGTTCGGTAGATATTTTTTTAAATCAGGCCGCTGATCTCGGCTTCCTAAATAGATTTGGCAGGTCTGGTCGCAATTCGTAATTCTTAACCAGACCCTTTGTGGCTTTAACAATTAGCGGGACCTTTTCAGGTGATGGTTTGGCTTTTCCATTCAGCCACTTACCTACCGCTGCCTGAGATACACCACATGCTTTCCCTAATCTTGCTTGTGAGCCTACGAAATCAATGGCGGTTTTAATTGCTTCGTTCACGACAACCTCCACTAGTAATATGGTTGTCATTATAAAACCATAGTTGTATCAAACTCAACAACTATCTTCGTTTGTATAAAAACAACCAGCGTTATAACTTGGAATGATGAAAACTACGTTTGCCGAAAGGCTCCGCGTGTCGCGGAAAAATAAAGGCTTATCTCAAAAGGCGCTGGGAGATTTGGTTGGCGTTAGCCAGGCTAATATTCAGAAGCTGGAAAATGGGAAGTCTCAATCAACTGGTTACGCAGCGCAGATAGCGGAGGCGCTGGGCGTATCTGCTATATGGCTTGCTACTGGGAATGGCGCTAAAGACTCCTTGCAAGCAAGTAGCTCTATACCACCAGAGCACGAGTGGGGTTCTGTCTCTTCTTGGGATAATGAAACGCCTCTAGACGACGATGAAGTAGAGGTTCATTTTTTGAAGGATATCGAGTTCGCTTGTGGTGATGGGACATTTAGCAGCGAAGATCATAATGGGTTTATGTTGAGATTTTCAAAGGCCACTCTTCGCAGAGTTGGTGCAAATTCAAGCGGCGAAGGGGTGCTATGCTTTCCTGCCACCGGGAATAGCATGGAGCCTATTATCCCTGACGGTACAACTGTTGCAGTAGATACCAACAATAAAAAAATAGTTGATGGGAAGCTCTATGCTATCGACCACGGCGGGTTAAAAAGAATAAAGCAACTTTTCAGAATGCCCAACAACATGATAAGCGTGAGGAGTTTTAACAAGGATGAGTTCCCCGATCAGGACGTGAGAATCAATGAGATAACAGTCATTGGTAGGTTATTTTGGTATTCTGTCATTCTTTAGCAAGGCATCACCCGCCCCCAACCCGCCTTGAGCGGGTTTTTTATGTCTATTCATTTCGTAAAAACAACCACATATCAAAATGGATAAAAAAACCGCCCCAAGAAAAAACCATTGTTGTTGACATGAATACAACTATGGTTTTTAATAGCTCCATCGAAACGCAACAGCGAATAGATAAGTCGAACGGCGCGACATTAAACCATGCGTCGGGAGCGCGGCGGGTTCAGGACGAACGGCAATGCTGCTCAACAAGCTAAGTTTCTTTCGGGTGCAAGTTACCGCGAAAGCAACTTACTGATAGATTGAAGTTGGACTACTTCAAGGAGATTGTGGTGAAGAGCAACATGACTTACACAGCAATGAGGGTGAAACAATTTGGCGACACCCCAGCAGTCGAAGTGCAGTGTTTCGATGAGAGAGCAAAAACCAAAACAGATTGCCTTCTTCTTTTTGCTTCCATCGATAATGTTATTTTTTACGGTACCGAAAATTTTCACCCTCTTATAAAGGCGGAAGTAAGGGAGTGCGCAATAGGGGCGCTAGCGACAGGGAAAGGGAAGATCCAGGTAGAGGCGGCCCAGCGAGTTTCAGAACTAGAAAGTAGCAGGTTAAGGCAAGCAAGCATTGCCCGCCAGTTCCGGGAAGCTGTATCTGGGTGGTGCGCTGAGTTGAGTTCTCTTAGCTGGGATATTCATCAAGGGATGGACAACCCAACAATACGGACAAGGATATCAACCGTAATAAACAGCATGGAAAAGCTGAAACCAAGAAAATAACAACAACCCGCTAAGGCGGGTTTTTTAATGCCGTGACCGTGTAGCCCGTGCAATCAGCGGCCCTACATTAAGATGTAAGCAAATCGACTCCGGCGCACAGTGCCTGCCAGATGTGGCGCTGTATCAAGCTGGACATCGTAGCTGTCGTAAAGATGCGACCTATATAGTTAAGTGAGGAAAAAATGATAGCAGTTGACGAGTTCGATCTTAGTACCATCGCCGATTTTATCGGGCACAACTGGAGTGATTTCATCGGGTTCTGTGAGGAATGCTCTGATGATGGGGAAGCAGAGGCGCAGCGACTTTATGAGGCTATCGGTGGTGAGGCTTGAGTTCTTTTAAGGGATTAGAAAACAACAATGGCCGCACAGTCGGCATTATTTGAGATGTTCGGAATAACCGGGGAACCCTTAAGTAGCATTAAGGAGTAGTTATGAATAAGCGCGATATGTATAAGCGCGGCCTGTATTCCTGCCCTACTCCTACGCGTGACACCAGTTCGTGGGCCGTCGCAAAATGGATTGAGTGGATAGATTCTCACGGAAAATGGAGTGAATGTGATTACGATAACGCTGAATAAAATACGCAATAACTCACCATGCGCTGATGGCTGGAAAAAGGTACTTAAAGCACACGAGCACCTCGGTATTAATACTGAATTTCCGCTTTCTTCTGTACTGTCGAGTAACGATTTACCCGACACCTTCTGGTGCCTGCGATGCCTTCCTGAACAAAGTAACTTGTGGCGTAAATATGCCGTCTGGTGCGGCAGGCAAGTGCAGCACTTAATGACTGACGAACGCAGTATTAATGCGATCGATGTTGCATGGCGGCACAGTAATGGAGAGGCTACAGATGAAGAGCTAGCCATTGCGAGGGCTGCTGCGTGGGATGCTGCGTGGGCTGCTGCGTGGGCTGCTGCGTGGGCTACTGCGAGGGATGCTGCGTGGGATGCTGCGGGGGCTGCTGCGGGGGCTGCTGCGGGGGCTGCTGCGGGGGCTGCTGCGGGGGCTGCTGCGTGGGATGCTCAACAGCAGAAGCTGCTTGAAATTATCACTGCTGGCGAGTGGGTAGATTAAAGTCGGATATGACTTGAGGTGAATGATGGCATTTAAAGGAACGCCGGGGCCGTGGGCCATAGACGGTGGCAATGTTGGTGCAGAGTTTAATATTGATAGTGCCGATGGCGGGACGAGTATCGGCATAACTTCACCAATTTTCCGCGATAACGACAATGAAACTCGCAAGGCAAATACTCAACTTATGGCAGCAGCGCCATCATTACTGGCCGCTTGTTTGCGCATACAGTCTAATTTTAGAAAGAGAGGAATTAAGCCAGATGCTCTCTCATTAAACCAGGAAGAAGTCGATGCATGTTTTATTGATGATGTCATATATAGAACGATTGGCGAGCAACCCTATTGAGTAACAACGCAAAGCCCTTTCCGAGGGCTTGACGATGTATTCATACCCTGCCGCTGATTGAGCGGCTTTTTTATGTCGCTTTTGTGGCGGCGATATGTGAATTGATAATAAGGAAACCACCCGTGATGAATTTAGCCATCGCAGGCGGCACCGTCATGGGTGCTACCGACTGTTGTAAACGCAACCCGCTTATTGAGTTTTTTATTAAGCTCGCCAGAATCCTCAATCAGAAGGGGAAGCCATAATGATTTATTCTATCGACGGATTGCTACTGAATATAAATATAAATGGAACCATTCTTCGATTCCCGAATAACGATGTAGGTTATGGGGAAATGGCTAGAGCTTGGGTTGAGTGGAGGGCTATTAAGTGAAGCTAACCATCAGAGACAATCGAGAAATATACAGCATCATAAAGAATCTTTCAGAGGGTGATCTAGAGATTATCCGCGAACAGGTCGATTATCTTTCTAAGCGCAGGAATCCAATATCCGATGCTATAGAGAAATTCGCAGAGCCTCTATTTAAAAATAGGGTTACAGAGTCGCTTGAATCAGATTTTGATTATCAGGAAATAATTGACGACTGCTTGGATAAAGCACTGGTTATCATTTGCAAAAGGGATTATGCAATAAGTTTATGGTGTAACGAGAACTCCCGCAGCTATGACGAGGTGGCATGATGGAACCTGGCATTTATTACGACATTTCTAACGAGGATTATCATTCTGGGGCAGGTGTAAGCAAGTCCCAGCTCGATGATATAGCTACAAACCCGGCAGTATATAAGTGGCGAAAAAGCGCGCCAGTAGATACTGAAAAGATGAAAGCGCTGGATATGGGTACTGCCCTGCACTGCCTGCTGCTGGAGCCGGAAGAGTTCGATAAGCGTTTTGTTGTGGGGCCAGACGTAAACAGGCGGACCAGCGCAGGAAAGGAAGAAGAAGCCAGGTTTCTCCGGGATTGTGAAAGATCTGGAATGACGGTTATGGATGCAGAGCAAGGCATAAAGCTAAAGTTAATGCGAGAGAGTGCTCTATCCCACCCCGCCGCACGGTGGTTGCTGGAGGCAGACGGGCATTGCGAGTCTTCTATCTACTGGAATGATGACGAAACCGGGGAGCTGTGCAGATTCAGGCCGGATAAGTTTCTAACTAGCCAGCCAGTTGTTGTTGACGTGAAAAAAGTTGCAGATATGGAGCGATTCCCGCGACATGTCGAAGAATTCCGCTATCACATGCAAGACGCCATGTACCGCGAAGGGTATCTGAAGCACTTCGGCGAATATCCCATGTTTATTTTTATTGCCGTGAGCGAGACGATCAACTGCGGTCGATATCCCGTGCGGACGTTCCAGCTCGCTGCGGATGATGTGGCAACAGGCCATGATTTATTCCGCAACAGTCTGAACACATACCACGAATGCCGGGTTAGTGATAGCTGGGGCGGCATTGAAGAAATCACACGCCCAGCCTGGGCGAAGAAAAAGGATTACGTATGAGCACTGAAATTGTTCACAGTCCGGCTAATGAGGCCGACACAAAAGCGGCAATATTTAGCCCGTCAGGACTGCAAAAACTACAGGCGTTTGCCGAGGTCATGGCGCAGGGCAGAACAACAGTACCCGCCCACCTCGCCGGGAAGCCTGCTGATTGCCTGGCGGTTGCGCTACAGGCCGCGCAGTGGGGAATGAATCCCTTCGCCGTGGCTCAAAAAACACACCTTGTAAACGGCACTTTGGGCTATGAAGCACAGCTCGTTAACGCAGTAATCACCAGTTCTACTGCCGTGCAGGGTCGTTTTAAATACGAGTACGGTGGTAACTGGGAAAACTTCCGGCCGGGAGATAAAAACGCTGTTAATGAAAAAGGCTTGTGCGTGCGTGTCGGTGCCGTGTTGCGCAGCGAGACGGAAATCACATGGGGCGAACCACTTTACATGGAGTTCGTTGCCACTCGCAACTCACCACTATGGAAGACCGCACCAAAGCAGCAGCTGGCCTATCTGGCCGTGAAATATTGGGCGCGGCTGTATTGCCCTGACGTCATTTTGGGCGTGTATAGCCCAGATGAGTTTGAGCAAAAAGAGCGAATGGAGCGTGATGTTACTCCAGCACGAACCCGGCAGGATTTGAATAACTTAATCAATCAAAGGCCCGCAGAAGAAAGCCCACACGAAGCCCAGCCAGCACCGAAACGCACAGTCGATGAATTACTCTCTGATTTTACAGAAGCGACCAGCAAAGCCGCATCCGTTGCTGAACTTGAAAAGCTATACAAATACGCGGCACGTATGCTTTCAAGTGACAGCGAAAAGCTCAATCTCGCTACAGATGTTTACCACATAAGGCGCGATGAACTTACCGATGCGGCATAAGGAGCCCTTAAGCATGAAAAAAGTCGCAATGTATCGCCGGGGCAGAGGATGCCCCAACGACGGCCTGAAGGAGAAAGTTTTATATCAATTAAGTGGGCGCGCAATGACCGGGAGGCAGTTGGCGGAAAAGTTAAATGTCGATCCGAAAATTATATTCATCAACCTTAGCGACCACAAACTAAGAAAAAATAAGGTTGTCGATATCGCTGCTGGCGAGTGGTTCACTGACGAATCAGGGCGCAAGGACAGACTATACACACTGAATAAAAAGCCGCGCCGGGTTGCTGCCAAAGCAAGCCCAGAAAAAACAATTGTAGTTAGCATGAAGTCACTCGCAGAGCGTGGCGAAGATAAGCGCAAGGTATGCGTGGATGCTGCGGCTAGACGGGCGCGGTTAATTAAGGCCGGGTTATACATTACGGTCATTTGAGCCAGCAGGAGAGAGATATGACAGAGATTAAGCGCTACAAAGAAGATGGAATAGGCTATAGCAATATGGAGGAGTGCTCGCTCGGAGAATGGGTAAAAATCGACGACCACGCCGCAGTAGTCGCAGCACTGAATGAGTAGGTGCAGGCGCTGGCGGTAGAGAATAAAAAACTCAGAGACTGGCTTGTTAGCGATACGATGTGTGAAGTAGATGAAACGGCTTTTCCGGTCACTTACTCCGCTATCCGTGATATTCGGGCGCAGGGAATACACTTCGCAGCAAACAGGATTCTTGCAGCGTGGGAGACAGGATTTATCGATGATACAGCCAGGCAAGCTTATGACATCTCCGGGGCTGTTCTTTCTGCCATCGAGTTTCTGCCTGGTGCCAGTGATGGTGAATTTAGCCGAGATTATGCGGATGAAGTCCGCGCCCGAATCCGTAAGGTAGAACAGGAATGAGCGCTTCTGACCTGCACGAATCGATGATAAACCCGGCTGTTCGCGTTCAGTACCTAGCAGCGATTAGAAATCGCGGAAAGGACGTGCTTATCAATGATGTGATCGAGGCAATGGATTTGCTAGTCAGTATGTCCGTGAAGCTGGAAGCGGCACAAAAACGCATTGCAGAACTGGAGGCTAACGCAAGAATTAGCCAGCAGGAAAGGGATGGGCTACTGGAACGGGCTATCGAGGCAGAAGATGAGCTGGCGTGGCGGGATGCTCTGGATTCCCCCGGAGAGTAACCTGCCCCACTAACATAACCACAGTCGCAATAGCGGCTTTTTTTACGCCTGTAATTCGGAGATATAAAATTGAATATCAACATTGGTGATAAATACATCATCGAAAGTAACGCGCACGACTTTATTTTGTATGAAGTGCGAATCGTTCAGCAAGGAAAGACCGCAGGGCAGGAAACGAAAGCGCGGCTGGGTTACTTCTCAAAGCTAGAGCAACTGATTAAGGCTTTAGTTTCTCACGATATCAAGAGCGATGAAATTAACTCCTTTCAGGATATGCAGCAGAAAATAGAAAACCTTGCCTTGCAGTGTGAGAAGGCATTTTCGGAGATATCAAAATGAAATTCGCAGACCCAATTGACGAAGCAGCAGCAAGAGAACAAGTTTTTATTGAAAGCGCAATCGCAGCAGCAAGACATAGTCCAACAATGAATGAAACAGGCAAATGCTATTGGTGCGGTGAGCGAGTTGGAAAAGGTAATTTCTGCGACGAATTTTGCCGCTGTGATTATGAGAAGAAAGTAAAAGCCGATAAGCAGAGGGTATTATCATGAAATTGATTGATTTGCTGGTTAGAGAATTGCCGGGGCGCGGTGAGTGGCAAGATGGTTTTTCGCATGCAGCTCAAGACAAAAATGGTGATATTTTTTTATATGAAGAACCTCCAGCCCTTGCTGGTGCGGGCTGTTGGTGGGCAGATGAAGATAGTCTTTATCTTCCTTTAAATTGCGAATTGTCCGACGACTGGAACACAGCAGTAATCACCCGCGAACAGTACGAAGCGGCGCTGGCAGTGGCTAGTAAGCCTGTATGGGATGGTGAGGGATTGCCTCCGGTTGGGTGTGAGATGGAAATTAGGTTTCGCTACGACTCGCCACCTCGTGAATGGTTTAAGTTTAAATTAATTGGAATTCATAATGAAATTGCCATCATAACCCTCGACAGCGAAAACACTTGGAAGCATATATCTAAATTAAGCAATGATAAGGTTGAGTACCGACCAATCCGAACCGAAGCAGAGAAAATGCGTGAGGCAATTTCTATATCAATAATAAGATTTCTCGACATGGAGACTGATAAAGAACATGAGTTCAAATCGCGTGATTTTATGACATTCATGGATTATGTGGCTGCCGGAGAAATACCCGGCGTAAGGCTAGAAGATGAAGCCGGAAGATGAAAACGCAATAGCATCAACCGCACGTAATTTAATAGCCGAATTTAAAGACCCGAATAATACCCGCACATATCGCGAATTACTTGATATACATTCAAGCCGGATAATTACACGCATACCCGCAAAGCATCGCGGGTCGGCATGGCTTTATCTTAATTGTGAATGTCATCGGGTATATAAGAGGAAGTGAAATAATATGATTAAATCAGAACTAAAAAACATCACTCTAAGATTCAATAATGCAAGGATTGTTATACGGCAGATTAAAAATGATGAGTGGGTTCCAGAATGGAGTGAACATTCCAATGAGCACCTCACCGCTTTACGTGGGAAGTATAAAATGTGGATAGGGAATGGGGCTTTTTTCTGCGAAGTGATCCCTAGGAATGAATACGACACCCCCGGAGCACTTGGACTGATATGGCGTCACTGGGTTTGGTGGGCCGCTGCACGAAAGCTCAAGAAAAACGCTGACCGTGAAAGAAAGTCAGCGCATAAAATACCAAAGCTGTAAACCAACCTTGCCCTATCTAATGAGGAAACTATGCCGCCCTTCTGGTGGCTAGGTTCGATTCCCAGCAAAGGAGTACAACCCATGCAAAATGACAACCATCCCGATTCTCTTGTTGACATGAAATTCATGGTAAGAGACTCTGGGTTCACATCGAAGTATTTTTATTCTCAAATTAAAGCTGGAAAATTGACTCCTCCTCAAAAGTTTGGTAGGGCTTCACGCTGGCCATATCAGAATTACCAAAATTGGAAAAACCAGTACCTGAACCCCGAAAAACAAAAAAATTGAGCATTTGCGGGCATAAATGCGGGCATAGCTTTAATCACTTTACAATAAACCCTTTAGTATCAAACCCCTGCTACTACAATTCGATGTATGCAGGGGACAATTATCTAGTATTACCTCACGTCACCCGATGTAACCGAAAACCCCACAAGATCAGCCCTCTCGACAATCCGATGTAACCCTGCGTTACCCGGCGTAAATTGACTACACCGCACTTTTGTGGGCATATTGCGGGCATAAGACGAAATGCCCGTAGGATTATGCCCATATGCTTACTGTCAAACAGATCGACAGCGCGAAACCAAAAGACAAAGCTTACCGCCTCGCTGATTCCGGCGGGCTATTCCTTTATATCCCCCCAACGGGAAAGAAGGTGTGGAGGCTGCGCTATAGAATCGAAGGGAGAGAGAAGACTCTCGTCATTGGTTCTTATCCTGATATATCACTCAATGAAGCGCGTGCGCGGCAAGGAGAGGCCAGGAGGAAGATAGCTGCGGGAATAGACCCATCAGGTGAAAAGCGAATAGCCAAAGCAGAGGCTGCTGGAAAAAACACATTCTCATCAATATACGCAGAATGGTACGAGCATAAAAAACAGGTCTGGTCTGTCGGCTATGCCAGTGAACTTTACCGCATGTTTGAAGATGACATTTTGCCGATGATCGGCGGTATCGAGATCAACGAAATCGACCCCATGCAAATTCTTTCTGTGATAAGGCGCTTTGAAGAGCGCGGCGCGATGGAGAGAGCCAACAAAGCGCGGCGTCGGTGTGGCGAGGTTTTCCGTTATGCCATCATCACCGGGCGTGCGAAATACAACCCGGCACCAGACCTTGCGGATGCGATGAAAGGCTATCGGAAAAAGAACTATCCGTTTCTACCCGCAGATCAGATACCAGCATTCAACCGCGCCCTGTCCAGCTTTTCCGGGAGTATAGTTTCTAAAATAGCAACTCAAATCTTACAGTATACAGCGCTTAGGACTAAAGAAATGCGCTCTATGCAATGGGAAAACGTCGATTTTGAAACCAGGACTATTACTATCGACGAAGGAGTAATGAAGGGGCGTAGAACCCACCTGGTGCCGATGTCGCATCAGGTAGTGGACTTGCTCAATACACTACAACCTATTACGTCCCCAATATCAACATTCGTGTTTGCCGGGCGCAATGATAAGAAAAAGCCGATAAGCGAAAATGCCGTATTGCTTGTTATTCGGCAGATAGGCTATGAGGGTCTTGCCAGCGGTCACGGCTTTCGGCACCAGTTCAGTACAGTCATGAACGAAAACGAATGGCCACACGATGCTATCGAGAGGCAACTGGCTCACACTGACAGCGGCTCTATTCGCGGCATATACAATCACGCGCAGTATATTGAAAAGCGCCGCGAGATGATGCAGTGGTGGGCTGATTGGATAGATGGAAACCCCCACCACTAACGATCACATGCACGGCCTGTCATCGAACTCGAAGCATGTCGTGCTGTTGACTGCATACGACAACGTCATACTTGTGGATTTGACATCATCAAGATAAAATTCCGATGCTGTTATTTTTCTAAGCTAATGATAGTTGTGGTATAAAAACATTAATTAACCTACTTTTCTGGTTTGGATATATGTTGAAATCAAAATTTTTCAATCTAAGAGCACAGGAAGAAAAAAATCTTGACTTATCCAGGTTCGAGAGCCTTGGTGATAATTGCGAGTTCGGATTTTTTTTAAAGCAAGCTGGGGTTGAAATAAGCTCATTTTTTAGATGGGTGCTAATCACTGATTATGCAAAGGTTCTTGAATTGATAAAAAATGATTTCCCTAGCCCATTTAACATTTATCATCTTAAGCCATTTCAAGACTACATGGTAATGAATATAAAAAATGGAATTGGTTATCACTCCGAAATGCAAAGCTGCATGAAAGATAACAGACGAATATTTTGCATATCTCAAGACAGGAAAAAAGCTGTATATCTTCATGAGATAAACAAAATAAATCATTTAAAAATAAAGTTCCTTAACACCATAAAGGAAGGAAATAAAATATTCGTTGTTAAGAAAGATAATAACGAACAGGAAAAACAGATAAAACTTATTGCTAAAGAGATTGCTTCAAAAGGGTCTTGCAAGGTACTAAGAATCATTTCAACATCAGACAGAAAGAAATTAGGGTGCGTTAAAAAAATAACAAGAAACCTTTACTATGGATATATAGATCGCTTTGCTGATTATAGCAAGGCCGATGATTTTTCTTATGAATGCTGGATGGCAATTCTTAAGGAAGCAAATAGAAAGATTTTGTAAAGTTATACATTTCTGGAACTTGGAGATATTAATGAAGGAAAATTTCAATGCGCACTCAATTAGTGATATAGGATCACTTTCCTGGCGCAAGAGTATTTTAGTTGTGTTTGTTGCAATTATGTCTGGCTTAGCCCCAGCTTATCTTTTTTCATACGCCTACCTCGACGATTACGCATTTGTGCAACAATTGATAGATGGTTCATATCATGGAGTGCAATGGGATGTGATGTCAGGCAGGCCCGCGTATGCTATGTTCAGAGCATTAGCGTTCATTATCTCCACAGATATGGAGTCTTTGGAACTGCTAAGATTATTCTCCAGCATATCTATTGCTGGATTAGGGGTTTACCTTTTTTCATTTCTTGCAAGCAGGAACATCCTAAAAAATAATTCAGATCGGGTTATTCTTGCTATATTTACCTGCCTTATCCCATCGTTTCAGGTTTACGCATCTTGGTTCACTTGCTTCCCATTTGCAATATCCGTGTTACTCGCCCTTGCATCTTATGACGTATTGACGTCAGATAAAAAGATGCACTTATTGCTTAAGTTGCTTATATCTAGCATTCTTATAATTATTTCTTTTTCTGTATATCAACCCACGGCTATGTGCTTCCTTGTGTTTGTTTTTATCGATAACTGCATAGGTGATAAAACAATTTCATACAGAAAGATTTTTCTATCATTTTTTGTAACATGCATAGGTGTGTTATCAAGTGCTCTGATGGCAAAAGTTATACCTATGATGATATATGGAAATACTCTTGATAGGGCAAAAATCACGCATGACTTTATAGGGAAATTAAATTGGTTTATTGATCAGCCGCTAATGATGTCGATAAATAATTACTCTATCACCCCATCAGATTCTTATACATTAATTAGCTCTGCTTTGGTAATAGTTGGCTTGTCAACATTTCTAAGTGAAAATGATTCAATTAAAAAAGTCATTTTGTCCATAATTTTGGCATTAGGTAGCTTCTCGCTTAATCTTATTGTTTCAGAGAGTTGGGCGGCATACCGCTCTCTTGTTGGAATTAGCATGATAGCAAGCACGCTTTTCCTTTTGGGAATTTTTCGACTGTCGTCTAAAGCGGGGAATTTTAGATCGACGATTTTGTTTATTGTATTAGTGTGCGTTGTTGTTTCTTCGCAGTATAATATCATCCGTGGATTTATCATTACTCAAAGGGGAGAAATGCAGGCTCTTTCTAGTGAAGTGGCGAGGATTATTCCAAAGGATTACACTGGTAATGTAATGTTCGACCTTTCCGATCCGGCATACTATGCATTTGAAAAACTGCAAGTTAGCGATGAGTTTGGAGGTATTTCTTCTGCCGCACCGTGGGCTATACCGGGAATGGTCAATTACATAAAAGTTAAAAAAGGCTTTAAGTTCGTGATACCTGAAGATCCAATTATCACAGATTTAAATCGATGTGAGAGTGACTGTATTATACTAAAAAGCAGTGACGCCTTACGTAGAGCGACTAGCAACTACTGAACACTGTAAGGAACCGGCCAATTAGGCCGGTTTTTTATTACTCTGATACACGCATTGTAGCGGTTGCATGAAGCGTCAAGCTTTGTCCTGTTCCATTGTGAAAAACTGCCTGCGTGCTACTAACTCCGGCAGAGTACAGCTGTCCAGTTGGAGTGCCTCCGATGCCAACAATCGCGATTGAGACAGCGGGAGATTCTAGGAAAGGGTATTTGTAGTTCCATGTGTATGATGCGCCTGAAGCCATTGTTGTTACTTTCGTCTGAATGGCAGACTTTATCCTGCTATTACTGTTTCCAGAAAAAATCATATCAAGCTCTGTTCCGTTAGCTGTGTTCGGAACACCGTAGGAAGATGGCGACCCATTTCCGCTGGAAGCTGAATAGTATGCGGTTATCTTAAAGCGATTTTTTCCACCATCTGCATCGGGGGATGTCGTACTGTTTCCGAAGCTGATGGGTATCTGAATGCCCTCCATCAGAACTTCAATATCATTATTAGACGCTGAGCCCGTGCCTGGGCGTAGTCGTATTCCCCAATTGTTTTGTGGTCTAAATGAACCCGCGCCACCAAATTTTCCGCGAATTATGCAAAAGGCGACACCTGCCTCTATCCACATCACGGTGCCATTATAGCCATCTCCCCACGGTATATAAAACGTGCAACTATCATCAAACTGAATTCCGCTAGATGCGATTCTTACACAATCCTTAGCTCCCTCAAATGTGGTTCCGCCGTAAAATCTACACGGCCCCTCAATGTTACCAGCATACCTATGTCTAATTGACTCTCCAGTCCCAGTATTATCCTCTGCATTAGAAACATGCAAATTTCCGATATTTCCTGACATGGTTTTAGTTACATAGAAGCCATCGTATAGAGCGTTTCCAATTCTTGAGCCATTAATAATTCCAACATCGTGGATAGCTGCATCATGTGGCCCTGCACAGTGCCAACCCTCTTTTCCGCAATTGTTTATTCTGATGCTGAAAATGCTAGACTCAAACCACGGGGCCAGATAGTCTAGGTTTTGGTCAATGTAATCCGTGTAAATTCCTTTCTCTGCGCAGTTTATAATGTCAATGTTGAACATTCGATAGCGAGATCCCCATATTGCTATACCATGCCCCGTAAGACTGCTGGAAAATGGAACATTCTTACCGTCCACGCCGCCATCTACAACAAAATCAGACAATGTAAAGTTGTATGCAAATTCAGTGGCGTTACTGCTTGTTGTTCCCCAGAGAGAAGATGAGTTGACACCATATATGACACTTTTACTTCCTCCTGGTTTCCGCCTGATTATTGTTGCCCTGCCCGCTCCATACATCACTGTATGTGCGTATATGGTAAGAGAATCTACAATATACGTACCTGGTGGCAGGTATACAGCTAAAGGAAATCCAGCAATATTTTTTTCTTTAGCTAAATCAATTAGCGCCTGAATTGCGTTTGTGTCATCTGTAACTCCATCCCCTTTCGCCCCGAAGTCTTTGACGCTTAGTGCGTCTGAATTCTTGTCATGTTGAGTTCGCGCAACGGCTCCGGCATAAGGCTGTTTTACGCCGATCAGGGCATCGCCAAGGCCTTCTTCAGTGCTGGATAGCGTAGAATTACCAACGCTAACCCATGCGCCCGACGATACGCCACCAGTATCCTGCGGGGAGGACGCTGCCGGAACCTGCTTAGGAAGATTGCCAGACCAGAAGTACCAAGATTTACTTGAATCATCCCAGATTAAATCTTTCTTTGATGCCAGAGAACCGCCGTTTAGGAAAGTTGCCTTCCCGTCGAAAAGGTTTTTGATTTTATTATCAACTTCGTCGGGTGAAGTCGCGCCAAGGTTGGCCCTTGCCTGAACATTATCCTGAATGTCTGAAAGATTGTTTTTGGCGCGCAGAAAATGAGTAACCGGCAATCTCTGGTCTGTTTGATTCTGATTTACGAGGAGTTGTGCTGTATCTGACGTGTCATTTGCTGCGGGTAGTTGAGTTAGTTTTACTTTTTGTTCTGCCATTATGAGACCCTTGTCCAAGCTGCTTGCGTGGTATATGAATTTTTAATATCAATTTGTTCGGCTTTACCTACGGATGATGTTTCGCCGCTAAATTTGTGCGAGTGCGCACCAATTGGCACTGAATGAGAATGATCTCCATCCGTTGATGTATAATTTTTTGAATACCAGCCGCTGTTATCAGTCCCCGTAATGAACCCTTCCCACTGCGCTCCCGGCGCTCCGACTCCAGCTTTATGGCTATGAGCACCAGAATTAGCGGTATTTACTGTTCCATGGTCGTATGCTTCTGTACTGCCAGAAAATGAATGGTTGTGTGCTGGGATGTTTCCTGTCGTTAATCTTACGCTATCGCTGCCGCCCTGCTGGCCAACGTCGGATCCATTGTCGTTGGCAATCCGTACTGTTCTCCCTGCGCCAGATAAGCGCCCCCATGTTGTACCCGGAAATAAAGAGTTCGGATTAGATGAAGAGTTAAACCAGATAGTAATTCCTACCGGATAAATACTGTTAACTATAGCCCCGGTTAGTGTGGTTACAGTTATTGATCGGTCATTACCGCCCTGATTTATGTGCATCAAGTCATCGCCTGACGCCCCTGTTGCGCTGGCTAAATCAGTCAGATATTTTAATTTTATATCAGCCATTACCAGACTCCAACTTAGCTAACCTGTTCTTAAGTTCAGACACTTGAGAGTACAGGTCATTAAGAATTGTATTGAGATGATTAGCAGCAAGCTTGCTACCAGAAGAAATAGAACCATCCGGCATTCTTACGGGAGGAACAAACCCAGAAGCAAGGATTTCATCTGGAATTGGCTCTTTATTCTTTTGACCATCTGAATATGTAACGTCTGTTTCTGCGAATGAATTAATTGTCATTAATTGTCACTTAGGCATTGCGCCACAAAGCATTGTTCCCGTTACGCCGTAGTCGCGGGAAAAAATTAAAAGATAATCATCATCGGCAATGCCGAGGTATGAGCCATTGACCGACAGGACGCCGGATATAGCGCCAGCTGCATCAAGATAAGAACCGGATATAAACACAGAACCACGATTTAGTCCTAGTGCTTCATTGTCGCCAGCCTGCATTGCTGTGTTTGCGCCAACCTGCAATGCCTGCCCACTTTCCACATCAATTCCAGCTAGTGAGAATCCATTTAGACCATAATCATGCGTACAATACGCCCTGACCCCTCCAATTGCAGCATTGTCGATAATTTCATTTATATTTACCGGAACCTGCAATCCGTCTGTATGAACCATAAAGGACGCGGGGAAGACTTCAACTAACTCGACACTGGTTGCCTCAGTGATTGTACTGGTAACATAAATAACATTGTCAGGCGCTCCGCTAAATGACGTAGCCAGTTTAGCCTGCATGATTTCTCGACGGTATTTATCATCGCTCATTCCATCACGCAATACGCCAACGTACTCGCCGAACCTGTCAAGTTCGATGCCATGCGCGTTGTATATGCTTTGAGTCTGATAAATGTACTTATATCTTGCTTCAATTCCAGGGTTAAGTGTGCCGACTGCGGAAAATAAACGACCAACCTGTCCGCCTTTATCAAGCCAGTCTGTCGGTCTTTTTTCAATTAGCTCACTTAAATCTATATCCAACCAATCAGACACCGCTTACCTCCACATTAGAAATGGAGAAATGCGCATACGAGTTTTCCGGTATCGATACGTTATCTTCTGTATATGAAGCGCCGTCTGTGCTGACGGTTATCGTCATTTTTCCGATGCCTGTCGTATTTGAGTAGATATACCCGTAAATACGTTGCGTAATGACATCGTCGCCAAGTCCGAGATTACTTCCGTAGTTAACTACTCCCTGCTGTATTGCCTCAACTACAGCCGCCGGAAGCTGTTCTTCCGTATCAAGCAACACAACATCAACCTTAACCCGTATTTCAACCTGCATTGGTCGGGAGAATTTAACTATGTGCGGGCGCTTATGGCGGTCATACGCCGCTATCTCGATATCACCGAATGTCTCAATCCCAGCCCCTTTGTACTTCCATATAGCGTTAGCAATGTCCTGCTCAAGCCCGCCTGAAACGATGGTGTGTATGGCTTTTTCTGGGATGCCATTCACAGCCTGCATTCTGTCGTTCTCAATCACTTTCGCCAGCGTAACCCCACTAACCTCGGTTATGAGCCTTGTCTCAATTGCCGGAACTGTTGCAGCACCACCTGAAGATGACCGGCTTTGATAAAGCCGCTTGCGGTAGTCTGTATCCGATTCAATATCAGAACCCGTTGCACCCTGAACAAGATTATTTACCCCACTCCATCCTGCGATAGCGCTGACCGGGTTGTTTAAACCTCCGACTGGGACGACGATTGGGCCTGAATCAACGGCATCAAAAATACCAGGTGAGCCGATACGCTGCCACGTCAGCCCCTCGCTTAATGAAACGGAGTAGCCAGCAATCAGATTCTTTGATGTAATTCTAATTACGGAGCCGTTCGATGTTGATGAGTATTGGGATGTGGCATTGACTAGCACCGATATTGCCGCCGCAATGCTTGATGTAGTGTCACCGTCTTTCTTTGTGTATACAGAATCCGATCCAGCAATCCGAACTGTATAGCTCGAAAGTGTTGCTGAATTTACGCGAATTTCGCCATCAAGCAGGTTAGATCTGGAAATTGAATAATCAGCAGGAAGCCGAAATTGGTTGTTACCAAATGATGCTAACGTACCCGCCGGAACCAGTCGTGATTCATCGCCGTAGAGGACGCTGTTAACTCGTGTGTATGTTTTCCCGTGGCGAGTGATCCCACTCATCCAATCGCCCAGCGCATCAAGCGCGAAGCGTTCTGCTGATGCCAGAAAGCGACTAGCCCAGACCGCCTCTGCCGTCTCAAAATGAATGGCGCTTTGCTCCGCCTCAATCCCTATCCACTGCCCGGTAGCCGAATCCGCTTCTCTGTTTATCGGCCCGATAACCGTCTCCATTGCATCACCGATTTTCTGAACAATTTCCGGCAATGTTGGCTTGTCAAAGCCCGTTGATGTTATGTAATCAGCCATATTTACCTTTTTTGGGCGTAAAAAAACCCGGACTTAGCCGGGTATGTTTTGGTTTTTTGCGGTTATGGGAATTGTAAAAGTCCATATGACGTGCTGGCTGTAAACTCTATCGTTAGTGTTCGCCTCTGCCTGTCGAATTTGTAATCAAACTCTACTATTCCGGTTACGCCATCTACGCTTAATATTTCTGTCCTTAGCGCTGATAGCGCACCGTTCAGCGTAATGCTTTTTCCCAGCACACTTTGCAGGTACGGAGTGCCGAATTCACTGTCCAGAAACCACTCGCCGCGCCACAAGTTAAGCCTGAACTCAAGCTGTTGCTTTACCCGCTCTGCACCATCGACATATTGCAAATCGCCGCCGTTGAAAACGATTTTGTTGTCTTCAATTTTGAAATCGATCATCAGTTTTCCGGCCCCCCTGTTTCGCCGCCGCTATCGCCCTTATGATGATGGCCGCCGATCTTAATTCCGTTAATTACTACATCGCCCATGACCTCCATTGTTCCCGTGATTTTTGCCACTGAATCGCCGCCTGAGCCAGTCATTCCACCCTGATATGTAAACATTTTCTCTACAGTGAGATTTCCCTTCACCGTGTGAAGTGGCGTTGTTTCCTCTACACCGCCTGGCGCATTTATTGTGAGCTTCCCTGCTGCGTCGATAGCAATAAAAGCCTCGCCGAAATACATGCGCATGTCATCATTACCCGGCACGGCATCGCTATAACCAGCCCCTGGAATAACGTATGAGTCGATAATGTCGAAGCGTCGCAGGTCGTCGCTGCCGTCCGTTGATTGCTGGCATGCTATCAGCAGGCATTTATCACCGGGCATCACCGGGCCTTTAACTCCGGCCTGGCCATTCGCAAATTTAGGCCAAACCAACCGCAGCCCACTAAGCACCGGGTAGGGGTTGGAGTCGCCGTCCGCATAAACTTTTTCGCCGTCTGGCTTCACTGACACCCTGCCGCTGTCGTAGCTGACTACGGTACAGGGTAGCGCTGTGTTCACGGTGTCCATCTCCGAGCTAACGAGCCTACGCAATGCCTCTACTAAATCGCTGTTATCCGCCATCAGATATACCTCAATAGCGCCTCAACGCTCCAATCCTGCCCGTGCGTGTCGCCCGTTATTCTGGCTTCTTCTACGCGGAAGAATTCTCCGTTAATGCCGCGCGATTTAAGTTGAACGTAAGCGCCGGGGTAAATTGCCGGGTTCAGCAGTGATTTAACTCTGTACCCTTGAACCTCAAGCGTGATTCGCTCTTTTAGCTTAGCTGTCGGGTCTTCAACATCGATAACAGTGCGCACAATGCCTTTCTGTCCATACTTCAACCCCTGTTTTGCTGCTGTCTTTTCCGTCATTGTTTTAGCTTCCCTGCGCGGGTAACCAACCATTCCGGTATCAGCTGATAGCACAACAGCAGTGTCAGCGTACACGCCGCCTTTTTTGATAATCTGTATTTCGCTATCCTGCGCACTCCACTCAAGGCCAAGATAATTACAAACTCTGTCCATCGCATCGCGCACCCTGCCGTTGTAGGCATAACCGCTGATGTATTGCTTATCAGTCACGCCCGAAACGCTCTTCTTGATCGGAAGTCCAAAGTTTTTACTGACCCCATCCAGCACAGTGAGCGCGGAGGTGCTTGGCGGGAACGAAACGCTTATCTTTGCATCTCGCAGCGGTATCACGCTGTCGCGTAGCTCCATTTCTGTAATGACGTCCGGGCCATCCTGATACGTGAGACTGCGGCACGTTGTGCCCGTGAATATCGTGACCGCCCCGATGTCATTAACATACCCGGCTTTAATGATGACGATATTGTTTACAGCCTCCATCAAAGCGATAGTGTCTGGCGCAGCGTTGTAAACTTTTATCGTAGCTTCGTTAGCTGTTTTGCTTGCGGTTTTCGTGATGTCGAACTCGAAGCGCAGATCTTTTATACTTATTGCTTTGCCCTGCGGCTGGCCCACGACAATCTCACCCGTTCGTAGAAATAAGCTCATCAATCTCTTCCTTAGTCGCATAAACCAGAATGTGGTCGCCGCCAACAGAGTCAATATCAGGACGGGATTTTTCGCCATATGTTCTGATGAAATAGAGATCACCTGTAAAGCTGTCTATCTGAAACTTGCTAAGCAGTGGGTAGTTCTGAACCAGTTTTATTCCGGTAATTATCGGTGATGATTCACGGTCATAAATGCCAATCGACCAAAAGCCAAATCGCTCATTCCAACGGAGCCGCAGCGAAACGGGGTATTTATCAAATACGGCCTGAATTGTCTGGTCGGTATATCCAGCCTGAAAATTTATTGGTGTCATTGTGACGCCCCGCTAATAATATTTCCGAGATAGTCACCCAGCTTACTGCCAGCGCCTGATATCCCTTCTGACGCCTTGCTTAGTATCGACCCGGTGTTTTTGCCGTTATCTTTCGTCGGAGTGGCCCGGTTAGCAGTGGCTTTGTCTGTTGAGTTTGAGGTGCCAGCCTTTTTTGTGCCGCTTCCTGATTTCTTCACACCGACACCAGGCGGCAGCTGTGTGGTTGCCGTGCTAACGATCCGCGCCTGCACCGCTTCGATAGTGAAATTAATCGCGTCACCGTCACTCACACGGCGAGGGATGTTGATGGATTTAATCAACATGTTCACGTATGCGTAGTTTTTCGTATAGATGGTAACCGTTTCTTCCGATTCATATAACAAATCTAGCTGCTTTATAGCTGCGTTTACTCTGTCCTCACCTGAAAAACCGTTACTAACAGCATTGGAAATTTGCGTCAAAATTCCAGTTACAGGCGCGTTGCTTATCATTCCAGAGATAGTCAGCGACTTTGGCTGGCGAATGATGTGATCAGCAATCGGCGAGCCATTTTCTACAGGGTTAGTTGTCACCTCCCTGCTCCAGCTGTGCTCCTCCTGATCTAACGTATCGAACTCAAGATTTCCAACTACCGGGTCAACTAAACGGAAAGTGCTATCGCCGGAGGTGCTCCACAGGAAGCCTAAAATGTCACTAGCCACATTACCCCCCGGTGTTAAAGTTAAGGTTATCGCCTAGTTTGGCCCAGCCAGCATCGTTAAATGTTCGCTGTGCACTATCACGAAGAAACTCAACCTGGTCTGATGAAGTACCGGCAGGAACGGTGATATTGCCGATACTCACGGAAATTCCTGCTGGTGATGAAGTGCTTTGTTGCGGAACAAATGACTGATAATTCGGGGTTAGCGTGCTCTGGTATGATTTATCAGCATTGTAGCGAGACATGCCCCCGACCATATCAGTCCACATTTTAGGGACATCGAAAGCGCCATTGGTCTGCTTGTTTCCCCACGACGCCCACCCGCCCAGGTCTTGAGCCAGCCAGCCCGCCTTTTCTTTGAGCCACGGCGCAAATTGCGTTGTACCAAGCCTGTCGCCCCAGCTTTGCGCGGCATCCTGGCCAGAGTTAAAAAATCCTGCGAGATTGTTAAGCGCATTCAAGGCCCAAATAGCCATGTCTTTCATGTCGTTCAATGAGGTTTTCAGCTCATCAATTGCGTTTTTATAATCAGTGGCTGGGCCAACCATGTCACCAAGCAGCGACTTATTGCCATTCAGCCATTCATTGATGTCGTCACCGACCAGATACAGCAATCCGAGTGCGCCGACGATAAGCAGTATCGGGCTTGTCAGTGCGGTAAATGCCGCTGATAGCAGCCAGATACCGCCAACCAGCCCGGCCGCCCCCACAGCTACGCCAAGAATTTTAACGGCGTTCTCTGCTCCGCCAAGCGCCTCGACGACGACATCGAGCGAGTACTCTACTTTGTCGGCCATCCAGAGGAACTTATCAGCCAACCACGTTACTGCTCCGCTGCTGCGGTTTAGTTTGTGTACGAAAACTTCCCAGCGAGCGCCAATAATAGTGAGGCCCTGCGTGAAAGTTAGAGGCATACTCTTAAATTCGGCGTTAACTTCCCCACTCATGCTGCGCAGAGCATCAACTAGTTTATCCGCTCCAATCCCGCCACCGTTACCCTGCGTGGCCTGAACCATTTGATTTAGCGTCATTCCCATCGATTTAGCGATGCGTAGCGCGAAAGCATCGGAGTTCTGCATGATGATACGCATGTCAGCCCACTGCAATTTACCCACCGCGATAGCCTGCGTTAACTGCATCATTACGCTGGTAGTTTGCTGTGTACTGGCACCGGCAAGCTGTAGCCCTTTTGCTACGGAGTCTGTGACGTTAAGCAGGTCTTGCTCTGTATGGATCAGTTCGTGAGTTGCCGCACCAATCCCGGTGTATGCCTCCGCGTAGGATTCGATATCGACACGGCTTGACTGTGCATGTGCTGCGAGATTATCTAATGCCTCCGCTCCGCCATTTGCTGATGTGATCATCTGCCCGAGCCGGAACTCTAGAGACTGCATGTGATCGGCGGTATCGAGTATCGATTTCAGTGAGATTCCAGCAAAAGCCCCGGCAAGAACTGCGCCCATGCTTTGAAAGCTGGATGTTACGTTTTTAACTTTGCTATCTACTTTGTCGAGTTCCTGACCGACTTTAGCGCCACCATCAAGACCAAGACGGATTAAAAGCTCTCGTATTACCATTTTCTTACTCCGCTGGCGTGTTTAGATGGTCGGTCATGTCAATAAGCGCGTTGAGCTTCATTACATCCTCAACGCTGCAATAACCCGATTTCACAGATTCAAAGCTAACCATCTGCCGCAATATTGGCCGCCACACCCATAGCTCGCTTTCTAAATCATCTCTTAATTTGCCTGGCTCTGGACTTTTGCCAGATTCTTTACCCTGCCTGCCAGTTCTTCTGGGCTTAGTCCAAAGAGGCTTAGCACTTTCGAGAAAAAAGGGGAGAAGTTCAGTTTCAAAACCTCCCACGTCAGCTCGTAAAAGTCGAAAAGCGTGTCAGCACTAAACACAGAATTTAGTCCTGCTGGCGAGTCAATTTTCTTTCCATCTGTAATGCTTGTTACCGCCGCATCTTTCAGCATGGGAAGGATTACGTTCTCAAGCGTGTTCTCGTCAATACCTGCTAACAGCTGCACAGCGCTGGCGTTGGTTCCCTGCGCCAAGCCCTTATCAAGAAGAACTTTCAATCTTGTTAAGTGCTTGGCAGCAGCAAAGGCATTCATTTTCACTGCCTGAAATGTCTTTTCACCGATCTGGAACTCATGAAATTCTGGTTGCATAATTCACTCTTAAAGCCGCCTCGCGGCGGCAATTGTTAAACGTAGTTTCCACCAACAAAGATTTTCAAATCAGCACATCGGAACGTCCAGACGCGCTCACCAACAGCATTGGTTGAGAATGCGACGCCGCCAAGTGATTCAATCCATGCTTGCCCTGCCGCAATCACAGTGCGTCCTGAAAAGTCGGTAACGGAGATGGGGAAAACCGCTTTGCCGTCAGTTGTCAGAGAGTCCATATTCAATAGCGCGGATAGCTCATCGTTTGCTGTTGAGGTCTGAAGTGTGTGAAGTTCAATTGACCCAGTTTTATCAGTGTTTCTCGCCCTGCCCACTGAACCGTGCATTCCTGCCCTGTACTCATAAAAGTTTGCTGATTTAGTTGCGGTAATTGAGTCCCCGTCACTAAGTCCAGTAATTAGCAGTGGGCCAACGGTAAGGTAAACCTCTGAACCGTCAAAGGTTCCTTCAAGCTGTGCGGACATGTTTAGCCCTCATATGAGTAAGTTAATGACCCGCTAATTTCTGTCAGCTGAATAGCACCAGCCAGCAGCGCGGAAAAATCGATGTACAGAGTGCGCGATGCCTTGATATCTGCTGAAACATCTGCGGCGTTAGGGTATGTAATGCGGAATCCGGGTATCGTCTCACCAAGAGAATTCTGCTCATCTGGCGCAATTCCTCCGGCGTTCTGCCCTTCAATCAGTGACCCTCGAAGACTGTTGACGATCAGTGCAATACCGCCGTTGGTGTACGGAATTTTCTTCTGTCGAATCATTAGGGAAGACATGTTTTTCTGAATATTATCAGTCAGCCAGTCACGGAACCGTACAACATCAATCCACTCACCAGAAGACACTTTCCCCTTATTAATCAGATATGTGTTATCTGCGTACTGCTCGTAAGCATTCGCGTTTTTCTGGAAAATGTAGCCCTGCTCCGTGTCGCTGAATACGCTAGGATTGATTGCGGAAAGGGTTTTCAGCGCCCACGTTTCTCCGCCTGGCGCAATAGTGAAACAGCGCCCCATCCATGCCAGTTCCGGGTATTCTGTAGCAGCCTGTTTGTGTGCAATTAGCACGGTACGCAAAAACTGTGATTCTTTCAGTTGTGACGAAATATCGTCAGTAGCTGAAGACCAAATGGCGGGGGTGCTGCTACAGCCGAAGAAGATTTTCGTTTGCGTTTCAGCCCACTCCGCTGCCTGCCGGATAAGAGAATCACTGCGTTCTGTTAGCCCGAACCCGTACCATCCCGGCGCTTCCTGCTGGATTGCCGATAAGTCACTAGATAAACCATCAGCTGTACCAGCAGTTGAAATTGAAAGATTCGCAGCAGGCTTGATTACCGTAGCCACCGATTTGTTTTTGAGCGCTAAATGCAGCCCTTTATCATCGCTTGTCGATGTGAATAAATCAGCGATAACTGATTGTGCAGCCAGCGCAGTATTCAGGCCATTGTGTACGTCTTCAGCGCTATTTCCAGCTGCCGCTGTATAACTAATATTCGTGCCGTTTACGCTGAATGTGAAAATATTGCCCGTTGCGATAGATGACAGGCTTACCGCCAGCGTTGCCGATTCCGCATCGCGGCGGCCTACCCACGCTTGGTTGGGCCGAGGTGACTGACTGAAAACTGCGGACAATGCTTTTAGCGTAACGGCATCCAACCCGTCCTGTTGCGCAGCCTGATAGCTGGCATATTTGCGTAGCCGCTCTTTAAATGCGGTCGTCGGTGTAATGACTGCCGGAATGCCGAAAGACCCTTTCGAGATGCTTGCTGTGTTCAGGGAAATGACGACATTAGCAATCTGTGACAGATTAGCCATGTATTGACTCCGTGTTATTTGTTTTCTGTCGAGACAGGAATTTTGATTTCTGAAGTAATTCCGGCAATGTCTAAACTCGCTGATACTTTTTCTATCAGTCCAACATCGTCGGTATATTTGCTCGTGTAGCGGAAATTGAAATCGACATTAGCCATAGACTCGAAATTCATTGAATCGCGTAGCCCGGTCATGTCATTAACCTGCGAATTGTCGCTGATAACGAATTTCTCGCGCCGCATCAGATAGCGGCTAGTTACTTTTTTGACGCTGTTAACCAGATTATCGCAGTGCTCTCTGGCCTGCCCGCCATAGATGTTGATCATCACGGTTCCTTCCCTTACCCCGTAGAGAGGCATAATTCCATCACTATCAACCGCGCCATGCTCATCGCTGCCCATCGTTAAGCGCGATGAGACCTGCATAGTTGCGTATGGCAGAGATAGCCGGGAATTGTTCTGATTAGCGTATGCGAGGGGGATAGTGAGCAGTTGCGATATGACGCGATAAGCAGTTGATTCAACGAGATCCGGTACAAACTCTTTAACCGTAGTTTCAGCCATCGCGCTTCCTCACAACATAGTATTTGTAGTGTGGCACAATGCCGTTTTGCCACGGCTCGCGGTGCTTAATCTCATAATCAGCCCCGTCGATGGTTACCAGCGCTGGCTGCGCCATGTCGAAATCATCAGTGATTTGCAGTTTTGTATCGCTGTAAAGTCGCCGGAAATCATTAAGCCTGCGCCCCTCCGCTAGCGCTTCTATTTCCTGCGTCTCTTTGATGCTCTGAACGCTGAAGCTGGCAATTGATTCTGTCATTGCACCATCTATAACAACGCCATTAACCAGTTTTGATGCCGATGGTGTTTTGACGGTATAGGGCCTGCGGAATGGGTTCATTTCGATGTACCGTATGCGTTGATTACGAACGTTACCGAGCTAAGCATTACGCCAGTATCAATCAGTGGTTTGTTTGATTTCTTCTTAGCTATCGTGTAGGGCGCGTTTGGCGTCCATTTCCCGCTGTTGATGCTTTTCTTGATGCCATCAACCAATTTCACGCCGGAAGCATTCAGGAACTGGTCGAATGTTGCATTTCCCAGCGCCACCTGAGTTATGCCGTTGCGTGAAAATTGCTCTAAAGCATCTCGCTCACTATCAAAATAGCTACGCATAAATGGCCGCGACGGGGTTCTCATGTGGCCGAACTCATTAAGAGCCGCATACTCTGCAACCTGTACCCCGTCATTCACCGCGCCCTGCTGAATGCCTGCTACCACCTCTTTATTCCCGGCAGACTTTAGCTCGCGCATCAGCCGATCAAATCCAGATGAATTATCTTTAATGCTTACTGACACCCGCACCCTCCCACGACTCCGCGAGTCATTAACGCAAAACCGCCGCCCATTTTCTTTCGCAGTATCTTTAGCAGGTTGCCGTACGTTGTGCCGCCGAGATATGAGCTATCACTCGAAACGCTGCCGTATGTGATAGACAAATCACCTTCTTTGCGTGAGAGGATGCGACCAGACGAGTTTGATCCGTCTTGAGAATATCCACCAGGCGATGCCATGATGTGAGCGGCCATTAGCGATAGGGCAAGGTTATATCCCTTCCCGTAGCCACCACTACAAACGAAAGCCTCCGCCAAATCGAGATATCCCGCAACGACATCATCAGGAACGTTTGCAAACTCCGGCGCTACTTTTCTGAAAATCTCAACAGGGGTTAATCCCTCAAAAGCGGATGCTTTCATCACTTGCCGCCTTTCGTCTTTTTCTCTACTTCTTCAGCTGTTACCGCCTCATCTTCAGCGGCAAAGCGAATTTCACCCTTTGCCATCGATGCGATAACGGTTTTGTTTTCTTTCCACGCATCATCTACGACAGCTGTCTGGCCCGGAGCAATTTTTTTGCCTGCAATGTAGTAAAGACGCGCTGAATTGTTGGTGATTTTCATTGTGTGTTCCTTAAAAGAAAAAAAAAGGCCGAAGCCTCTTAGATACCTTTGATTAGGTGCATGGTCAGTGGGCGATAAACCTGAACGCCAGTAACTCGGCTGTGACATGGCACTTTGAATGCAAGGTTGTTCGGTTGAACCGGTAATTGTTCGAACGCTTGCGGGATTTCCATCGATGCGTTGTCTGCATCACGCTCCATCACCAACACGCCACGAGTGCCAGCGCCGTCAATATCTTCCAGCTCGTTCACTGAGTAGAAGGTAATACCCTCATACTGAGTTCGGAAGTAGGCGAGATAAGAGGTGCTCGTGTTTGGCATGGCTTGAGCCATCGTCTTATATGCGCTTGGCGGTAACGCGATCATACTGGCGTTGTGAAGGCCTTTTGTGATGGTATTAATAGCCACAACCGCACTTTCAAGCTCTCCAGACGCGATGGCCGCAGTCGTCCACCCTGCAGAGGTGGTTACCGGAATGTTCGGATGGTCTAACACGCCGATAATCTGATAAACAGCATCACCACGGAACGCTAAGTCGTTAGTTTTTACGTCATGAGCGCGACGGGCAGCATTAGCCAAGCGAGTTGGCAGGTTTTTACCAGTTGCTTGCGAGGCGCGTACTTCCTGCAGGCTGTACTCGTAGAAGTTACCTAGAGCGTGAACCTTACCTGTCTCACGGCGATAATTGGCACCAACATTTAGTAGGTCGTCGCTGTAATCAGCGATAATCTGCGCCATACCCACGGCATCAAAAATTCCATAAGAGAAAGTATCAGCCCAGTTTGGAATCTCGCTAGTTACCGGGAAAAGCGTGGTCGCCATCAAGCCCGGATATTCTTTTTCGTAAACGGTGGCCTTAACCACTTCCAGCTCACGGGCAAGGAAGATTGATTCTCCCTCATCCATGTTCATTTGCTGCGCTGACGCCTGAATCGAGCGCAGGTCAGCTTCGTCATAGTTCATTTGTGACATTTTTTATTCCTTATTCGGCAGGGGTTGCTGCGACTGCTGTTTGGTCACGAAGCTGAACCTCAGCCAAGTTGACTACAGTGCCAGTGCTATCGGTGAAGGTGGTGAATCGACCAGTGAATGACCAACCAAGGACGGCGGTTCCGCCAGTTGATGCAACCTTACCGACATCATTGCCACTGGTAAGCACTTGGACGTTTGCTGAAGGAGTTGGCGCAGCGGTAAGGTTAGTCACCGCCCAAATACGACCGAAGGTCATCACGTTGACCGCATCACCTGTTTTATACTGGCCTGTCACGCAACCGAATTGGCTGAAACGTGCGATACCTTTGATGATGGTGTCGGTCGCAGCAGACACTTGCTTCACAACAGATTTATCGTTAGCTACCGAAACCGTGGCTACCGCATAGCCCGGCTTGATGGCTGATTGTGCCGCGCAGCATCCGTCTGTGTTTTCCAAAGAGGAATCAGAGCGCATACCCGGCATAGCGATTTGCATCGCTTCATCGTAAGAGGTTTGAACTGGCATTATTTGGTCTCCTTGCCTTGTTGGCGGGCAATCATTTTTTCTCGGGCTGCTTTAGAGCCAGATGCAGGTGCTTTAGTTGGGTCTGCCATGTCCTGCTTCATCGTTTGACGCTTTGATGCTGACACTTCACTCTCGACCGCAATATCAAAAGCCGCACCAATGTAGGCATCATCTTTCCCGTCAAGGTTTAAGCCGGGCTTTAATTTACCGAGCACAGCTTTACGCACTTCAAGGTCATCAAGGCCGTCACACTTCACATCATGCTTGGCAGCAATTGCCTCAAGCCCTGCACGAGCTTTGATTTCCTCTTTCGCATCAGCACGAGCTTGTTCTAACTTGCTGTCAAAATCAGCAGCATCAGCTTTTAGCGTGTCGCGCTCTGCGGTCAGAGTAGTAACTTGGGTTTTCACAGTGGCAAGCTCTTTGGCTTTATCCTCTGCGTCTTGTTTTAGCGCTTGATATGCGACAACAACCTCGGGGGCTGCTTCATATTCAAGACCGCTATCTAGGCGGAGTTTTTGCATTGTTTTACCTTTGGTTGGGTTGTTGTCATCGTCCATAGTGATTTCTTCATCACCATCGAGATTCAGGGTTGCCATGTCACCGGCCCGGGCTTTGGTGACGATAGCTAAGTGGTTGACGCGAATATTGCGCTGTACAGCATCGTATGGCTGTCCATTCCATTCGCCGGGGGTTTCATCTAAGTCAAGTCGGTAGCCGAGAGAAAGCTGCCTAGCTCCACCCTTTTGAGCTTTACTAATTGCTTCATCGGCATGGATGATGACGGGGACCTTAACGTTATCGCCGTCTTGCTCTGCTACACCCATCATTGTTCCGACTTGATGCTTGCGAGCGTTCTTTGCTGTAACTGCGCCGGGATGACCGATGGTGACTGGCTTACCTTTGAATGATGCGAGCGAATCAGCGTTGAATACTTCATCAGGAGGTCGAAACTCCCTACGTACTGTTCCATCAGGTTGACGATAACTCTGGATGCCAACGCGCCCGACTACCGGTACGTCCTCCAGATAACCATCCTCATTGATAGACGCACGAAGCTCGCCCCTGTCGTAGCGGGTAACTTGTTTCATTTTTTTCTTCCGATTTAAATGAGGTTTACTTCTTGCGGAGAAGGAAAATCTGCCAGAGCAAAGTCCATAGAGTTCCCATTGAAAAACCAAGTGCGAAAACTGGTAAGTAATCCATCAATCGTCACCTATATTGAATGCAGAATTTGAGAAGTCAGGCTCAGGGTAGCAACGGCATCGAACCGCCATGCCTATCTGGCCGTCATTGTGCTGATAGCCAACGGGATATTTCTTGCCTTCGCGGCTAACGTGGATAGCTCGCTCGCGTTGGTCCAACACTCCGCGCCAGATGTAATCCTTGATGCCAGCGTCATCCAGTCGCTGCTTAGACAAGGCTGCATTTGCTTTCCCGATTTGGTCGGTAGCGATTAACTTGGCTCTATTTTCCGATACCGCATACCGATCCATGATTTGCTGCTTGATAACGCTCGAGGCAGAGCCATTCATTACACCACGCTGTACAATTTGCTCCATGTCAGCCAGTTGGTCGGCTGGGATTGAATTAATCAGCGCAACGTTTTGTCTCACCCAATTCTCTTGCATGGCAGCTAGCCAAGGCTCTTCTCGATATACGTCTATACCTAGAACCGTTGATGATGTAGGCATTCGTGTTGGGCCAATAAAAGAGGATTTAGCAGGAGGCATTTGCATCCCTGTTCCGCCCTTCACAATCAATCGCCACTGTTTGTCATTGAATTGACTGGTTAACGCGAAGAATGAGGGTAGTCGTTCAATAACAGGGTTGAATATTCTTCTTGCGTATGCCTGAAGCGATGTAATGACGCCGGTTAAATCATCCTGCCAGCCATCAAAACGAATCTCACCGTAAGCAGAGGTGATTTCCTTGTTGAACTGGCGGGTTTCCTTGATTAGCTCTCGCTGGTAATCACGAGCTACACCATCAGGGTGAAGCCAGACTTTTTTTGCCATGGCTTACCCCTCAGTTAATACATACCGCCCACGTCTGCGTAATGTCTCGCGTAACTCGCTTTGAGATAGTGCGCCAGTGTCAACGTAAACATTATCAGCAGCAGATTGGGCTTGGTCTGTTTCGGCTTGCTCTTTATCACTAGCAACCGTCAGTGGATTAAACTTAATCGTCCACGTATCTTCGTCGGTTAGCAGAGATATTAGCTTTTCAACGATTGGCCTGACTTCATCTTTCTGCTTGCGACCGATAAGTTGCTTCCATGACTCAGGCACATCCGATTCGTTAGTACTTAGCCCTGAGGGTTGAGTGCCGAACAAGATTGATTCAGCAATACCGGTCATCGCACAGATGAGGCGCTTCTTCTCGCTCTGAATGTCCGTCACGCCGGACAAATCGCCCTGCATGAGTTCGTATTCTTCGTTATCAGCGTCAACGCCTACCATATTGTTAATGCCGCGAGTCATGTCAACCATTGCCATGCGCTTCTGGGCTTCTGAGTTTCCTTCATCGTCTCGGCAGATTTCTGCAAGGCCTTTAAACTTCCACACCGCCTGTTGCTTGCGCTCTAGGAGGCTTGTCGCGTGTCGATGACTCATGCCGTAATCAACTAAGGCGTTATAGATGCCCTGTAAGCATGATGCTCCCCATCCGTTGTTATTGCGCCGGATTTGGTTAGGGATTCGTTCACCATCAATCACCATCAGGCGTGATGCGTGAATGTAATACGGCTCACCACCTTCTGGGTTGACTTGGTATTGGATTACTTGACCGTACGTGGCGTTTTCAGGGTTAACGTCGCGAAGATATGGATTAACCTGATAGCGGTCGTAAACTCTGACGTATTCAAGTTCACCATCAATCAGCGGGTCTTGCAGCCCGTTCCGGTCATTAACGCCCAACACAATCACCGATCCGCCATAAAGCCGAGACCACGCCAGCGCATCAGTAACGTGCTGCGTGAGGTTCAATTCATCCCATTGTGAATGAATCTCTGCCTCGTTAGATGTGCCGGGAATAGTGAACCCTGCTCTCAGGCACTCGTCAGCAACTTTATCGACTATCTGCCGACCAATCCCATCACCGAGATAGATATCGTCCAGTGTCGTACGCTGTAGGAGGTATGCACTGCTAATGCGAGAGAATGAAGACCTATCGCCAGCATTCCCCGAGTTCATAAAGTTGTTGTGATAGCTGTCATTGTTGAATGACTTCTTAGCTACCTTCTTTTGCTGTCTGTTATTTCTTTTAGCCATGTGATTCCTCAACTAGCAAGAGCCTTTAGCCTGCGCAAGGCATCACTACCGAGGAGCAACTCCTCAGTAACGGCGTCAATTAAGTTATCCACGATATCATCGTGGTCGTGTGTATCGTCGTATGTGAAAGCGCTGTGTTCTGCGATGAACTCTGAAGAAAATGAAGCATCGACGGGCAGGTAGACGCGCTGTGCTTTAACAACCGGTAGCGCGTCCATAGCGCGGGTTACTTTGTCTTTATTTCGCTGAAGCGCGGTAATCTTAATCGGTAGTTTCTTTTCGAGGTTCTGGATTAGAGCTGTTCCGCTGGATTTATCTTCTACATATATCTTTCTTAGCGCTCCTGAATCACGGTTTTTACGCCATGCTTGAGATATAAACGCCTTGAAGTTTGTTTCCATCTCTGGCGCTTTCCACTTTCCGCGCTCCATGTGAATCAGATAAAGTTCATCTTTATAAATGCCCCACTCGCAAAGAACAGACCAGTCATTGTGGTTTGCTGTTTTCTGCGCCGTGTCTGCCGTGGTAAAACGATACTCATAGCGATCTGGTTCTGGCTTATCCGCATCTGCGCCGTATGTCTGCCACCATGACCCGTCAAATACATTCCCGCCCAGTTTTATCGGCTTTTGCATGCCCTGTGACATAAACGTGTATTCGTCCGTATCCCACTGCCGGCACAAATCGCCGACATACTCATTCATGGGCCAATAAGACCAGTACCCGCGCATCTTCTCCGTGCCTTTCACATCATTCCAGCAGTGTTCTTGCAGCCAGTCAGGCAGTGACTCTATATAAGCCTCATCAACAAGTGCGGGAATGGTTACATGCTCAAAATCGATACCCATCGAGCCAGAAAGCATAAAGGCGCTACTGTCATCGGTATGCAGCCGCTGCTGGATGGCAACGATTGGAGTTGGGTTTTCTTTCGATTTATTAGCGCGGCGAGAGCGAATTGTGTTCGTTAATATCTGCTGCGCTTTTTTCCTCTTAACTTCAGAGAAAACGTCTAACGGCTTATCGAAGTCATCAAGGTTTATCCACCCAGAGAATCCTGGCATCTGATAGCCACCACGCGAACCGGTAATCTGTCCGCTTGCTGCCCTGCTCACGACTTCCGCCTTTACCTTCCCATCATTGTTAAGTAATTGCCATTCATCAGCCTGGTTGACACCGAGCGAGTGCGGCCAGAGAGACTGGAACTCTGTTGATGTGATTATCTCGCGGCTTCTGCGGCTGTTTCGCTTTGTCAGCGTATCGCTAAACGAGATATTGAGGTTGCGCACCTTCTGGCAGTTAAGCATTGTCCATACGGGGGCGTGAATGCTTAACATCTCCGTCTTCCCGCTTCCGGGCGGCACGTTAAAGACCACGTTCCGGCGCTTACCAATAACGATATCCTCGATAACCTGCGCAATGTAACGATGATGCCAGTTAACAGCCCACTTCTCACCCTGTAGCAGCTGAAAGAATATGCGGTTAAAAGCAAGAAATGAGCGCTCGGACAGGGCTTTGATTGCTTGGCGCTCGGCTTCGCTCAAATCTTCCCATTCGAGGATTTCATTCATAGTTTGCTCAATATGCTGTTAAGCGCCTTTTCGTCAACAGAGATAGCGTATGATTGCTGAATCGGCCCGCCGCCCTTCCCGGTTAGCTCTACGACCTGCTTATCAAGGCCCGTCAGTTTAGCTTTCCCCATCGTCGCCGCTACTGCTGCTGATGATTGTGGGGTCTCTGCTGTTAATGCCTTTTGCCTGGCTTCTTCCAGCTCCATGAGGAGCGAATCAACGGTGACATTGTGACGTTGCTTAATTTCGCCCTGCAATTCAGAAACCCTTAGCGCGACCTTAGCGTTATCAAGTAGCTTGCTGGCGTTAACGTGTATTGCTTCTGGCTTCATCTTGTCTGCGGCATACGATAAGCGGTACGCCTCCGAAGCGTTGCCCGTTTCTATGTATGCCTGACAGAAAGCCTCCTGTTTTGGGGTTAGCCCTGCCATATTAGAATTATTCTCTGTTCGTTGTGATATATCCCCGGCATATGAATAACCGGGTAAGTTTGATTAGCTACATTATCGAGCACTCTTAGGGGAATGCTCTGGAATGGGCTATTTTGTCACGCCGCGCTTGTTTGCGGCCATCTTGTGCATAGTCCTGATAATCGATATCGCAGCATCTAGCTCTACAATACCTTTTTGGATGCGTCCGGACTTCATAGTCTCTGATGCCTTTTCTAAGTATTCGAGAGACGCATCTATGCGGTTATATTCTGTTTTGGTTATTTATTAAACTCCAGCCCAGGGATGGTTATCTGTAGCTGCCCTGCCAGTTTTTTTATTGCTGAAATAAGTGCGGGCTTTTCGTGCTTCCATCCGGCAAGCCCTTGTCCGCAGAAGCTGGCCATATCTTTCTTTTGGTCAAACTCAATACATTTCATGTTAAGTTCAGCGCTAAGGCTGTGCTTATGCTGAAGCTCACCAGAAAAATACTTGTCGAGAATAACAAACGCCCCTGCCTCAAAATCAGAGTCAAGGTATGCCGCGTATTTATATGCAATGAGCTTGTGCGCATACGTTCCGCCGTTATTGCCTGCCCTAGTGAAAGCGAGCTTGTCAGGCAGATTCAAACTCTCACTTTTAGAGAGTTTGCCTAAGCTGCTGATAAACCTCTTTGTTGAGGTGTTTCTCATGAAGTACCACGGACGTAGCTTATCCATGTTTCTATTTCCGAGAGATGGGGCAACGCCTGTATCTTTAGCTTTTGATGCCGCTACCCAAATGTCAGTCAGGCATACCATGCTATTTTCTTCAACTCGCACGGGTGTGTTAAATAGTGTTAGCTCTTTCATCGTGGTTCCTTTTTGGTGATATGAGCCAGTTCTCCAGATATGGACAGCCCAAGAGCGGCACGATGAAAGCCACCGTCCTACCTCTGCCTCATATCCCGAAAAAGACTCTTGGTTTTTTGCGCGGAGAATGCGCTTGGATTTACTGCATAAAAAAGCCCCGCAAATGCGAGGCCGTTATTTCTGAATAGACCGGATGTATTCCTGTAACCCGGCTATTTGCTTTTCTGCTGTAGCGATTCGCTGTCGGAGAGTGAAATAATCCCGTTCAACGGTGTCAGCAGGTCGGGCGCTGGCGTCATTAGCCAGGCCGGGGGTGGTGGCGGGGCTGGGCACTGGACACTTTGCGTTGACCCGCAGCCGCTTAGCACCGCTGGCAACGTCACGCTGCAAATCAGTAATAGTCTGTTTCGCATCATTCAGTTCTCGCGTGTATTTAGCGTCGATTGCTGCAACGTCATGCTGCTGTTGCTGCATTGCTGTGATTGTTTGCTGCTGCTGTTTAACGGCCTTAAGCGCTTCAGAGGCTTTGCTGTGATAGTGACTGGCAAGCGATGCCATCAGTGCAGACAGCAGGATTAGCGACATCGTTAGAACTACGCGCCAGTTTGCGATTAGCCACATCACGA